TTCGTAAATGCCGCCTTCTCGCGGGCATGATAAACTGTTTTGACCCCAGTTTGATTCCGACCAAGTACGGGCAAAGTAATCTACATTTGATTGCGTACCATACGCTCCTGTGTCCCATGCGCCAGTTCCATAGCCAAGCGATCCTGTGCCGTCTTTTTGTCCTGGTGCAAGGTACACACTAACGTCAAATGATCCGCCGCCTGTTGTTGCTGCTGTTGCTGTAGAGCTATTGATAATAAGAAAGGTATTTGTTGCGGTAACATCTACAGCATAATCTCCGTCAGGAACAATTCCGCCAACAGTGGCAACGTTTGCAAGTTGTATTGATTGATTGTCTATAAGACCATGACTGGCATATGTGACTGTAATTGTGTTTGAGCCAGAAGCGGTAGTCAGTGCATTAGTCAGCGTTGCGCGACTTGTAATTGGTGTATTTTTGTAAATTACAGCATTGCCGCCGTAAAATGCGTAATGATCGAGGTGCGTCCCTAAACTACAATAAGTTTCGCCGTTGTTATTTGCCCAAGGATGGAGTCCTCGACAAACGCCATTAAAGGTGGTTGATGATGCTAGCTCATAACCTTCTCGAACTTGTGGGCGATCTCGCTCAAACCTCACGCCGTTTGACTCAACAAAAAACCCCGCTTCACCAACTGAAAGAGGTGTGTCATCCTTATAAACACCAGGCAATGTGGGTAATTTAAGAAACGCCATTGTTATGCAGTCGGCCAATTAGTTACAAGTTTGTTGCGTTCTGACTCCGTTAAAATTGAGGCAGTTTGCAAACCATCAAAAAACCCAGTTGCTTTTGTTTTGTCAAACAATGTAGCAGCCTCATAACGCTGGTACGCATAACGCACAGATTTTGTGCTGCTATCGCGTGCGCCCTCCAGCACTTCTATTACCCGGTCAACAGAACCTAGCTCTGTTTCTGCGTAGTCTAAAAATCCTGTTTTAGTAAGCGTTTTTGCTGGTGGGCTATACGCTGGAATAACAGTATGACGCAAATACTGAACATCAATGCCGTCTGTAATACGAACCAAATCGCCGTTTGCGGGAACACCTGACAGCACTTGCGGCGTTTCATCTGACGCACATTCGTCTGGGCCTGGATTGGGGCGACCGCTGTATGGAAATTTATCTACCTTTACGATTTCGGTCATGTTGCCAATCCTTTGTGATACATAATTCCACTGTATGCAGTCGCCGTGCTATTTGTAATAGCCACGCTGTGTTTAGCACGAACTAGAAAGGTGCTATCATCTTCAACAGCAAGGCATTGTAAATTAGCGATTTGCACACCCATCCAGGGTGGAATTATCCCGTTTGCTGGCTGATTTTCAAAAATCGCCTTATTCGAACTGAGCACTTGGCCAGTCGGCTTTACCCATCGAGCGGCGGTTGTCCAGAATGTTGAATCATCAAAAGTGCTGCCAGTAATTACGCCTCGTTGTCCTGACGTTAATGGTATCGCAAACGTCTTGGTGACTCCTGATGCTGTGATTTCCACAGTGTGAGTCTCACTTCCACCCGCTGTGCAAGACACGTAGCAGAACATAACAAGTGGGCCTGTGGTGCTTAAGATGTTCTTATAAGTGTCTTCACTCCAATTGGTTTGATCTTCTAGCCCTCTGCGAGCAAATTCTGTGAAAAAAGCCGTTGCTGTAGAAGCATCGGCACCATCACTAGCATTGTATACAAAAAAAGTGCCAGCAGCGTCGGTGATAACCGAGAAGTTTGCCGGATTTGTAAAATTATTGCCAAGCTGAGTCCCTGGTGTTGCATACGTTGGGGTTGTGGCTTGGGGCCGTAAAGCTCCCGAAGCCGCTCCTGTATACCGATTGCTCATGGTGTAATCCTATTCACGAACCCTTGAATAATTACCACGTTCGCACTGGCACAAAATGCTCTAACAACAAGACCACCTGTTAAAATTAGACCTGGCACTACGAGATACAAACCATCTTCAGCTTTCACTGTAAATTCAATCAAATCATCAGGACTTGTCGTTCCTCCGTATTCGATAGTCAATTTTCGATCTGTGCTGTCGGTGTTTTGCGCGTAGAGCCAAATTTCATCTTCTGATGTACTGTGCGCTGTATGTATAGTGGTTCCAGCACTTGATGTAGCAACAACCTTTATGCCCCTACCATTTGTTGAACCGCTTAAAACTGTTTTTACAATTGTAGTCATAATTTATCCAAACACCTGTGAGAGAAAAATTACTTGGCCTTCATCGAGAGCCGGGACAGACACACCTATAGTCATTGTGTCTCCATTATCTGTTTTTGTGACATCACCAGAAACAAGGATGGCGGCATTGAGGTACTTACTGGCTGCTCCTGCATCCATCTTAACAGTGCCATCAGCGCCAGGAATGCTTGCTGCTGCAATTAACGCAGAAACACCCGCCCGTGTTGTTAAGTTGTTATCAGCGGTGCCTTCAGTGCCATAAGCTACGCCGTTTACAAATAATGGGGGCGATATAATGTTGCTGCCGTCATTAAATACATTTGCGTAGTATCCGGTTGGAATTGTAATTGGTGTTCCGCCGCTTGTTTTAATACCAGCATTGTGACCACTGTTATTCCACACTGCTGTTCTCATTGCATAGCTTGGCAATGTTGTTGTGAAAGACGCGCTGACCGTACCAGCTACAAGTTTAGTTAAGCCAACGGCAAACGAGTTAGATGCAGCATAATTTGACCAAGAAATAGTTGAGTCGCCATTTACTGTGACTGACTCATAACCACGCTGGCCTCGCTCTAGAGTTTGCAAGGCTACGTTTAAATAGCCTCCCCACAGGTTAATGTTGTCACCCGTCCCTTGAAGGCGTAACAACAAAATCGAAGAAGCAGTATCAGCCATGTCTTGCGTCCTCTAATTTGGTGTTAAATGGATCGACAAACCACCCTTCTAGCGTCGTTATGTCTGATATTATATTGTCTAGCATTTCTTTTACTTGAGGAGGATTATCTACTGTATCAGCTTCTACAAATGTTTTAATTGTTTGCATAACGTCATTAGCGGCAGATAAATGCCCCGCTGCGTGGTACCTCAAATTTTCCGGCTGTGTCATTACTTTTCCTTAACTCACAATAGCTCTGTCAGTACATCGTCGCCACGCCGCGCCATCAGTAAATGCTGGCACTGCACCACCTGTTTCATCTGTCACAAATATCCATTTTGAATACCCTAATGTTGTATTGCCTGAGTATGATAACGTTGCGCTTGGTACGGTAGAAACGGTGTAGACGGGTATTGTTATTTCTCGCGTATTAATTTCAATTTCTGTTTCTATTTGTTGTGCAAAATCAGCCAACCAGTCCGGCGCTTCAGCCGGAACAATAAGCATTATGGTGAATCCGTGCGTATGTCGTACATACCTTGCCGACTAATTAACGCGGCAACATCTGTTCGCGCCTTAGTATTGGTAAATCTTAATTTGTGATCGTAGTCATTCATCTCATCAACAACCGCAAAAGCTAACGCTCGCCAATCGCGGTAACGATCAATACCGCCTGTTGCCAGATACCCATACGCTGTTGCGCCCAACTCATATGCATCTGGGTTGTTGGTTAATATCCAATTAGTTGGGTTTGCATCTGATAGCTGCGTAAACCGCGCATAATAATCCATAATTAACGTGTAAGCTGCGTCCGGTGCAGGTTTAACAATTAAATTAGAACCCTGGATTGAAACACCAACTGGAGATCCAGAAGAGTATTCTATTTTGTCACCAGCTAAAGGCACAGGCCATATGTCTGTAAACCGAAATGGCGCATTGTTACCTTCACGAAGGCGCAAACGGCGCATTTGCGTAAAACCAGTTGGTAAGGAAACACGGGAAACATTAATAGTTGTTGTTAATGTTGCTGTTGCTTCCATGTCTGCCGTTTTCAAACGGCGGTTCATGGCAGCTTCCCAGGAAGCAATAAACTCAGGAACTTTAGATGTTAGCGTTGCGTTAGACCTGTTGCCCAAGCGGTAAAGGATGGCAGTTTGTAGATTTGCATAAGTATCAATTGCCATTCGCTTATCCTTATATAGATGTGGGGCGAGCTATAAAACCCACCCCACACCAATCTGCATAAACTCTAACTGCGCTTAGTTAGTTATTGAATACACGAACAGCTTGCGAGTTGCGAAGCGTTTGCGATCCATAGATAACATCAATACGACAGGGGAACTGATCGTCATTGATGGTGTAGTCTCGGATAACTCTCATTGAAACCCCGTCCATTACTCGTCTGGCCGAGAAATCAACGCCGTCTGGCATTACTAGATCAGCCGTTCCGAAAGCAAATGCTTGCTCATGGAAGAAGATTGACGGTCTAAGGGCTGAGTTTGTCGTGCCAATTGATTTGTTAATTGTGGCGTTATTTGCTGTAGCCGTTGCAATATTTTGCTTGGCTCCAGTAGCTACAATGCTTGGTGTAATATTAATTGTTGTAGCACCAGTTGCCACAGCAGAAGTTACAGCAAATTCTTTCAAGAAGCCAAGATCACTCTTAGTTTCTTGGTTTACTGCGTTTATGCCTTGGATTGTAATAACATCACCAACGGCGAAACTTACGCTACCGGCATCAACCGTAATTGATGTTCCAGCAAGCGTGTTTGCATCATTGATAAGATAAGCAGTACCGGCACTTGCGGCAGTACCAGAAGTAAAGGCTGGCAATGTTGCGTTTGAATAGAAATCAAACCCAAAGCCACGCCCCATCATGCCTTCTCTGTATTGCTCTGAGATTGCTGTTGAGTCTTGGAAAAGACCAGAAGCAGCAGCAACAAGGTCAGCCTGTGATTGTGGTACAAGGCAAGCCGTTCTGTTTCCGTCCCGTGGTGCCAAGAAATCATCAAGCGATACGCCAGCAGCCAAAACGTTGGCTATTGTCATAGCTGCGCCTTCACCGTCCACTGTTTGTGGGATTGTCGGCAATACGTTGTTCATTACGTCTTCTTCAATGTGAGCCGCAAGGACTGACATTGCTGGTTTCAAATACCGATCTGAAAAATCATCAATATCAAGAGTTAATTCCTCAGAAGAAAATGCAAAATCAACGTGGCGTTGCGTAT